ACCAGAAGTCAATCGTTGTTCGGAACTTGCAAGAACTAGGCGTGGATAGCGTCGAAGCTCTCAAGTATCTCTTCCCGGATAAAACCGACTCCGAACGAAGTGAGATGTTGAAGGGATTCCCCTTCCGAATGATTCAACAAACACAAGGCGCATTCCAGCAATTTTTAGTATTATTAAGTCAGATGTTGCAGACGCCACATCCACTTGCGCCGAATCAACCCTTAGCGGCTGATCCTCGGCTAAACCTGACCGGCCTGTTATACAGGACGTTCGATCACCTTGCGCAAGAACTGACTTACTCGGGCAGCTATGAGCCAGCAGATCCCAGCTTCGATCCCGAGCCCGGTATCCCCGGCGGTAGCGGCCCAATCGGCAGCGCCCTCGGCGGATATGGGCTCAACAGCCTACCCGCAGTGGGTAGCCAGTACCCAGGGGGTGCCTTCGGCAACTATGCCCCAAGTGCCGTCGCCGGCGGCACAGGTTACGGCCCCTTCTACCAGCAACCAGTACAGCCAGTCTCCGTCAGCCTCCTCCCCGTCCAATCCGTGGGAAGCGGCGATGGGCAGCCTGGAACGGGTAGTTTCCCGAATCTCCCCGTCCCCCAGCCAGGCACAACAGTATCCGCAGTACCAGATGGTGCCGCAGGATACTCAACAGTACAGTCAGAATTTACAGGCCCAGCCCTGGCTGTACCAAGCGCCTACGGATCTGCAGACCTCGTACAACAACGGGTCTACAACCCAGACTTCTTATCCGACTTCTACGGCAACACAACCCGCGCAACTAAGCGAGGAAACCGCCGCCGTAGTTAACCACTTCGGTATTGAAGCTCCTGCGATCCTCAATCAGTACTCCGTCACTCTTGAGGATGCACTGATTCAGCAGAACGAAACTCTTGAAGCTCTCGGTCTTCGTGCCGGCGCCATGGAGCACATTCTGACTGATCCTGATCAGCTCGCTGACTACACCAACCGCTTCTTCACCGAAGTGTACCCCGTGGACGACGAGCCTGAGTACGGCTACAGCGCTCAGTATGAGCCTCAGTACGATCAAATGCCCGCTGTTCCTGCTTCCACCACCGGCGGTGTTCGCAGCGCAGATCCTGAGTCTCAGTGGCAAGGCTTCTCCAACACCATGGAGCAAAGCCCCGAGCAAGCCTGGCGCTACCTGGCTCAGATGAGCCCCGACACACTTCGTAGCAAGCTGTTGTTCCTCGACAACGCTTGAGCTACGGTTCCCAAGGGGAATAAGGGAGACGCCCCGCCGTAACTGGCGGGGTTTTTTATTGCTAAACTTTTGTTTCAAAAGACATTTTTCCTTATGCGAAACTATGTAGATGGACACATATGCAAGCAGTGCGGGGTTAGATTTTGTGACAGAGTGCGAAACGCACGCGCTCGAAAATTTTGTAGTAAATCGTGCTCCTCGAAAAATCTATGGGAACACTACAGAGAGAATATGGTGAGTTCTTTAAAATCTAAAAAAACACCAATTTTTCGTAATAATGAAATATCTTGTGAATTTTGCGGCAATAAGCAAATAAAACGATCTTCTAAACATCGTTGGTGTGATGTATGTGTCCGTCCTACTTCTTTTAAACAAGATAGAAATCTTCTTATTAAGTATGGGATATCTTGGCGGGAATACGATTCCATGATGATTAAACAAGACGGTAAGTGTCTTATTTGCTTACAGATCCCTAAAAGATACAATGTTAATCACTGTCACAAAACCGGTAAGATCCGAGGTTTGCTTTGTTCTCGGTGTAATGGTGTATTAGAATTTATCGAAGATTCCGAACGCCTTAGTAGGGCGTTAAGTTACATTGGCTCCGTTTAAATCAGAAAGCCAGCGCCGACTCTTCCACGCCATGGCTGAGCGCGGTGAAATGTCTAAAGGCAAAGTGAAAGAATATGAAGAAGAGACTAAGGGAGATCTTCCTGAGCGCGTTGAGAAGAAGGAAAAGCACAAAAAAGCTAAGATGAAGGCTGACAAATTCCAGAAAAACCGTAAGGAAGGCCAACGTGGCTAATTTGAATCGTCGTTCCAAAGGTTCTGGCACTCCAAACGATTCGATCGAAGCTTTAAAAGCTGAAATTGATGCGCTAAAAGCCCTGTATCAGCACGATATGGGAAATATCAGCTTGGATATGCAAGCTCTGAGCGGTCAAATTCAGGCTGCGGCGGTCACAGAACCTGTTTCTGAACAAACAGACGCTTGATTTTCAAAGTTTTATAATTTAAGTACTACGAGAGGTCGATATGTACACGCCTTTGAGCAATTGGCGGTACGACACCGGCCTCCATCGGGTTGAGAGTGGACCTGATCACGAGGGTTTTCTCGTTGTTAGCTCCGGAATTCGAGATTTAGGCGCAGACACAGGCACTATTACCCCTGGTGCGCCTAATAGCGGCTTGTGGTACAACGCCACGGCTTGGAGGGCTGTTCCTCCGGCCGCCGTTTCGGGTTATTGGACGGATTATCAGAATGTCGATTACGCACCTAGCGGTGCTTTAAGCAGTTATGAGGGATATCGCCCTTTAGGTGTTAGTACTATTGCTAACGCCAAGGTTTCTACAGCGTATGGTCCTCAGTTTGGTCTGCGAACGACCGGTAAGTCGACTTATTTTAATGGTATTGCGCCAGCCACTCAGAATTACACCCCGTACAACACTCCTGACGACAATACCGCTGCTCAGGGGATCACCGGCGGTGGAGTTTCTCATGGTCGGTATGAAGGCGGCATTCTGACGAATCCGACTAACGACACTTCCGGTTCGCGGGCATCGTGGACCTACAATCCGCCGGTTTATTGCCGAACTTTTACAGAAACCGTGCGTAGTACGGCCCCTGGATTGATGTCGACAGCTCTTAGGTACATCTATCGCGGAAAATCCCAAACTTACGTGTCGAATTACGCTTCGATCTACCATCAACTGCCTGAGGGTGTGCGGAGCATGGTTCGCACGTTCAGCTCCACGGTTAACTCCAGCAATCAAAAGAGCATCTAATAAAAACGCTAAAAATGCGACAATTGCCTTCGCATTTCGCGCTTATCCAGTTAAATTAAATATGTAGTTCTTCGGAGGTTGACGCTTTGTTCGTCGATAATGACTTCCCGAAGCTGCTGGGCGCTGAATTATACCGTCCTCACCCTGCTTATGTGGTGGAGATGGCAGCTGAGCCCGTGGTTGTGCACGATTTCTCGAAGCAACCCGGCCAGACCGTTCAGTTAGACCGGTATCGCTTCTGGGGCAACCCTGGCTCTAAGGAGTCTCGGGAACGTACTGCCGAGCAGACCATCGGCACGGCCAACAGCCGGAATATCGTCAAGGACAAGGTGCTCGTGACCCTCCGCGAGTACACCGGTCCTGCCGACCCGTCTGATCCCACCCAGCCCAGCACCTTCAAGATCGCTCGCGAGACTCTGATCACCGCGCAGCGTCTTCTGCTGGACACCGGCAACCTGACTGCCTTCCACCAGTCGATCGGTTCGCTGACTCTGCTGGACGACTACCGCCGGTGGCGCGACCGGGTGTTCATCAACGAACTCCTGAAAGCTGTTTCCAAAGGTCAGTCTTCTGACAGCCAAGGTGGGTACTACTACCCCGGCGATCTCGCCGTCGGTGCCCTCAGCTATGCCAACGCCGAACAAGCTAAGTTCGACGTTAAGGACGACCTGCTGCGCGTGGTGAAGAGCCTGCGCAAGCGTAACGTTCCTACCTACCAGGACGGTTTCTATCGCTGCGTTTGCGATCCTACCTTCCTGATGCACCTGCGCCAGAACAGCGACTTCCGTGAAGTGGCTCGTTACCCTGGCAACGGTCAGATCAACCCCCTCATGTCCTCGATGCAGCCTAACGCTGCCATCTACATGGGTCAGGGCTTTGGTCAAGCCACCTTCGTGGCTGGTGAGCCCATCATGCCCACCGGCTTCGTGTTCGAAGGAGTCCGCTTCTTCGAGTCCACCAACATGCCTTCCCAGTCGCAGACTGCCACCATCGGCGGCACCTCTGCTTCTTATGAAGCTGCGATTGGTATGTTCTTCGGTCCCCAGAGCGTGGGCGTCGGTATCGGCGGCAACAACGCTCAGGTTCTGTTGAACAATAATGACGACTTCAGCCGTTTTATTATGATGATTTGGAGCCTGTACGCAGGTTTCGAACTTCTGAACGCTGATTTCGCCACCATCGCTTACTCCTTTAACGCTTGAGGAGGTAACTAACGATGGCAATCAACCCTAACCAGATCTCGGTTTCCAAGATCTATCCTGGAAACTACACCAACGTTCTTCGCTACTGGCATGAAGCGAAGTCTGTTGACTTCCTGAACGAAAACGGCACTAGCGAGACCCTTGCCAACCAACCCGTTGGCGGTCCTGTCGGTGTTATTTTCCGTCCCGGCTGGATTGCTCAGCAGGCTGTCGGTTACGTGGACCTGTCCTACCAGGCCCTCGGTTCCGTCAACCAGCTTGAGTACTACACCACTCCTTATGGCTCTGGTCTGAACGGGGACAATGTTCCCTTCACCAACGCCAGCGTGATTATCCCCTCCCCGGATTATCACAAGGATATTCGCGCCGACATCACCAACGGTATCAGCGTTCCTTCCGGTGCTTATGTGTACCGTGTGGGTCTGCGCCTTGATGGCGGCGATGTGGTATCCAGCGGTGTGGGCGGCGGTTCCGCTACTCCCACCCTGGGCCTCGGCCCCGCTGTGAGCGTCGGTCTGACAACCACCCCCACTGCCAGCGGCTTCTTCGCCACTGTGGTCGGTTCGAACAGCCGTATCGAAAACGGTTCGTTCAATTCCAGCAACGCCTGGAACGACGCCAACATGCACGCCGTCACCAACGGCACTACCCAGTACAAGCTGTTCACCGTGGGCAACCTTGGTGGCGCCGCTGCTTCGGGTCTTGCTCAGGCTTCCGGTGTGTACGATCCTCGCGCCAAAGTGGGCAAACTGTCTGGCAAGGACAAAGCTCTGGCAATTTGCGAAGTTTGCTGGCTTGTCCCCGACGAACCGCCCAAGCGTTCGGATGTGGCTCTTCAGCCTGCCGGTGTGGTGGAATCTTCCATCTACACTTCTACCAGCCCCTCCGCCTGATACACTCAGGACGCGAACCAAGGGAGCCCCCTCTTCGGAGGGGGTCTTTTTTTTATCGTTGTGCAGCAGTCGTTAAGAGTTCTCGCTTCAGCTGCTCGACTCGGTCATCAGGAGACAGTGCATAGCTGCGACCGAATTCCGCAATGTCAGCAGCTGCGCGAGCTAGAGACTCTGGATTTACATATTCCAACATTTTTGCTGTCGTCTGGAGTGCGGCCGGTGTGGATCCGCCACCCGCAACACCCATCGCTCGCATCAATTCCCTGCGCTGTACCTCTTCAGGATCTTCAGCTCTTTTCGCTGCGTATCGCGTAACAGACGGTGCGATTGTCAGTAAATCTGCGGGAGGGAGTGCACTTGCAGCTAAACCGGCACCGCCTACAGCGAGCCCACGACCCAGTGCGGATTTAGGAGTTAATCCAGCTTTTAGATTTTGCTGCGTCTCTCCTACGACGTTCAGAACGTCTCCGACAAACGGGATTCTATAAAGTACTTTTTTCGCGCCTGGGGTTAGTTGGAGGAAACGGGGTAAGCGGAATTCCACCGAGATACTCGAAAACTGACACCTGATTTCAGTTTAAGGTAATATGACACGAGATACTATTCACATGATGACTGTGGCCCAAGAGATCAAAGAATTTACTTACACCCCGAACGGTGTGAAAATTGAAGTTGTTAGCACGCATGATGACGGTGAATATATGATGGTACGTTCGATTACAACTGGTAAGGTCTTTTTTGCTCACAGAAATCAAGTTGCTGAAGAACTTAAAGAAGCAGAGCCCGAGCCCAAAAGCGCAAAACAGCGGCGTGGGCGTCAGATCGTTAAGCCTGAGGTTCCCGCATTTAACCGTGTGAATATCAACTCAGCACCTCCCCAGCTATTAACTCAAGTTCTTAAAGGTGTTGGCATTAAGACTGCGACTGAAATTAAAGAGTTGCAGCAGTCTATGCCTGGCGAACGCTTCACTAAATTAGATCAGCTCAAATCAATCAAGAGCGTTAACTGGGACGAAGTTCTGGAAAACGCCGACGTGTACGTAGAATAATTTAAAGGTGAATTGCTGAGACGTGGCTTCTCTAACTCCGCAAGAACTGGAGCAGATTCAAAGTTATCTGTCTCAGCAAGGTGTTGTATTTCAACCTGATACTACTGACGCTACTAAGCGTGAGGTAGTTTATGCGGCTATTAACCAGATCACGCGCAACCCTGCGCAGGTTTTTGGTTATAAGCTTGATGATTTTAACTTTAGTAGAACAGCGTATCACTTAGGGTACAACATAGCCACAGTTCCGGCGGGCGATTACGCTCGCCTGATCGAGGCTTGTAACAGTGTTCCTAGTGAGTTTTATTACGACAAAATCGTTCAACAAATTGAACGGTGTGAGGAAGCTGAGCGGCTAACCGAATTAGCGACTGGTCGTGCCACGAGCCGACAGGAAACTATTTTAGGAGACGTCAGTCGCTCCATTAACATTCAGGATAAACGCGAGACTGCCAAGATCTGGAGAGAAAACTATCTCTACGAGTGCGACAGGCTCGCTCACATGCTGTATATCCCGAATTATCGGGACCCCGTGGCAGCTCGTTACCGGTTCGAGCGCAGTGGCGGAGAGTTCATCCAAGCCATACCTGGACCTCCTGATGTGTCCCGCGCGGATCGCCTGTACTTTTACGCAAACTGGCGATAAACGCTATATTTATTAAAGACACTCATAGTCGTATGGCTGCCGAGAATTACGTTGAGGGTTTGCGAACGATTCTTAACGTCGTTTCCAATCCTCAAGCGTTGCGGCAGATTCAGCGGCTACCCGGTGCAGCGGCTGATCAAGTTAGAGACGCTTTACAGACTTTTCGTGCCGTAGCTGGTAGCGGAGGTTTAGGTGCCGACATTCAGCGTAAGGTTCTTTTTCCGAACGCTCCCGCTTCTCGACCCATTCCTACTAAGGCTGAGGCGTCCACGCAACTTCCTCTGCCGTTGAAGACTCAGAGCGGTCGTCCTGTTACTAGCACTACTCCTCGTCCGACTACCAGGAACGCTGAAACCATCCGCGCTGGCGGTCGTGAACGCGCTGTGGATATGCCGCAAGTCCGCCTTCCTGGTGAAGTTCGCGGTCAGATGAGTGTTTTCTCTGCTCCTGAACCTCAGTTCAAATACGGAATTCACACTGCTCCTCGACCCGAATTCGGTCCTGAAGCTCTTCCCGTATCGCTTCGTGAAGCTGATGTCGAGACAGCGACGCTGCTGAGAACGCTGCAGCCCGGCACCGTTTCTAGTCTCGCTAAATTAGCTGACGATCTAGCTACGGAATATGGCGTTCCCGCTGGTGAAGCTCTGAAGAACATCACAGGCCCCCGTGGAACCGATTACCTGGCTTACCTGAACACTTCTCGTCGGATTACCGCCGCTCCTGAAGGGCCTTTGGCCCGAGCTGGTGCAGGCGGCGGAGGGATGGCCCCCACCCAAACCACTGCGTTAGACGGGAGGCGCGGCGGAGCTTTAGTGCCTTCTCCTGCAGGCGCAGTTGATGATGCTGCTCGCCGTGCTGCAGAGGGCGTTATCGAAGCAGATGTCCGAGTTCTTCCGAACGTAACTCGTGCATTGGAGACCGGACGAGGCTCTGTGGGATCCGCAACGACTGATTTAGGTCGTGCTGTTCGTGAGCTTGGTTTAACGCCCACCCAAATCAAAGCTCTGATTGCAGGCGGTCTGAGCACAGGCTTTGGTGCCAGCATCGGAATGTTCGGAGGCGGCGAAAAATCCCCCTCCGATCAGCGCCTCACCGACGCTCAACTTTATCCTCCTCAGCGTTCGGACTCTGGTCGTCCGGAAACTCCTGCAGCTGCCTCCCGCAAACCTTCGACTGCGGGGCAGACCGGCAGCGGACAGGTTGTCATCATGCAGAATGATGGCGAGAGCGCATATCGCCAAGCTGCGGCTAATGCAGCTGCTGCAACTCGTTCAGCTACCGCAGCAGCTCCTGGGGTGCCGATGGCTGCTCCTATGGCCGACCCGAATCGCCCCGTGGCCGACTACTACCGCGCACGTCAGCAGTATGTGAGTCAACCTGGTATGGCTCAAGATTTGATCCGCCAGGTTTCCGGGTTGCCTGGAGCTGCACCTCAGACTCCGATCTGGGCTGCTCAAAATCCGACCTTGGCATACGAACTGCTTCAACGCGCTAAGGCTCGTCCTGATCTGTCTCAACAAACGCCTCAGCTTGAGACAGCCTCCGTGGGAGCGCAGTTAGGCGACAACAACGTCAACAACGCTGCAGCAAACGCCGCTTACGGTGCCTCAGCTCAAGTTGATCGTTCCGCCGGTGCTGCTGATTTAGAGGATGCAACTCGTCCGCTGATTCGTCCTAAACTGAACTATGTTCCCCTGGGCGGTCGATTTATCGACCCCACGGGTGTTATTCCGACAACTCCTTTCGGTTGATTGGGAGATTCACAATGAACGATTACTTCCAGTCACCTACTTCTCTCCGGGGTTATGAGTTTCCGGCTTTTTCTGGTGCACCTTTAAGCCCGGATTTAACTGCGAAATCTTTTACGACCCCTGTTACAGAACCTCTGTTTCTGAGTGGGGCGCGAGCCCTGGGAGAGCCGCAACAACCAAGTCCTACCCAGCCTGGGGGCGAATCTGCCGCAGCTCAACCCGGTTGGGGCGAGCAGTGGGCCAAGTTTTTAGGGGGAGTCGGCAAGCTCGGTGCCGGACTCGGCGCAGGGATTGCGGCTGCCCGTGGAAACATGCCAATGGCAGGTCAGTTGCTGTCCGGTTACTACGAAGATAAAACCGAGGATCGCGGCGGCGACTCTTTGGCTAAAGCTCTGGCAACCTTAAAGGAAGCCGGTCTTATTTCTAAGTTCACACTGGATACCGGTTCCGACACAACAAAAGTTGTGTGAGGTAGATAATTTAATAAATTATCTACCGTTTTATGCTTGTTTTATTTAACAAAGACTTTGTCTAAAGGGCGGCCGGCTTGAATTCGGCTGTATAAAGTTTGTTTCTTTATGCCTAGATAACGCGCCCAATCCGTTAAAGATAGAGTTTTTCCGTCAAAACTATATAAATCTGGTTTGTCGTGTCTCGTAGGCGAAAATGCTTTTTCAAGCGGCCATCCGTTATTGAGCCTTTTTTGCATACTTTGCGGCGTAATTCCCACGTAATCCGCCCAGTCTTTAATACACATCGTTTTTCCTTCGTAAGTGTACAAGCGTGTGGCTCTTGCGCCCCCTCTGTTTCTTGTTTGTTCTTTTTTTGTCGCCCATCTACAATTTTCTTTGCAGTAATTTTTATTATTATCTATTCTATCTAATTCCATATTTGCGCTCGGTTTGTGTCCCATATCCTCAAGAAAATTTTTAAACTCTCTCCATCTGGTGTCGTATGTTATTCCTCTTCCGCCGTATCGAGCATATGCTACGTGAGTTTTATTATCGCATCTATTTTTCATAGCACTCCATGAAGAATATTCAGGCATTTTATCTCCATGACCTCCATGTTTATAACTACTACACGCTTTAGAACAGAAAACATATCCTCTTTTTTTCAACTTATAGCGAGTCGTTGCCGGCCATGTAGGAAGAAATTCTTTTCCGCAGTTGCGGCATGTGAAAACTGTTTGCACTAGACTTGTTGGAGAGTTGGAGCGCCCTCATCCTAACAAGAGAGGGTGTTTAGTGTCACGAGTAGTACCTCTACGAACAAGCAGCCCTGCCTAATCGACCGGCCGTTTCTTCGGGGCGCTCGAATCACTAGCGCTACTTCTACGTGCAACCCTACAAACCCGAATCTGACTGATCTAATTCAGTTAGTGCGTGTCGGCGATCTTCCTTCTGAGGATGCCGCCCTCGTGGAAGACATTACGATTGTCAGCAACGAAGGCTATCCCGATAACAGCGGACGTCGTAGCGTCGATTTGGGCCTGTACGTTTACGCCCCTAATCAATCTGCTCCGTCCACGTCAGCAGCCTTGATGGTGGGCCGTGTTGAAGTGGGTCTGAGCGGTTCCACTCGCGGTATCCCGCAGAGTGTTCAACTCTTCGCTTGCAACGCCCCCACACCTCAAGTTGGCGACACTAACCTTCTCGCTCCCATCCAGATTGGTAAGTCTGAGGGTATCTATTTAGAGAAGGGTTATATCCTTTGCGCCGGCTACATCGGTAACGGAAGTACAGCTGTGTCGGGCGGTTTAAGTCCTTCGGGTATTACGATCTGGGCGCAAGGGGGCTTCTATTAATTAATCGTGGCACGCAAACGCGGCTCTGACGACTTTAATTTCAAATCGTTCAAAGCCGCTAGAGGCATTGAATTACCTTTCGATGTCAAAGGTGCTGATAACACGAACGAACTGACAAATCCTTTGTCGTTTAAACGTAGGTTTCGTCCTGCACTAAACACAAAGGATTTTGGTTTAACTAGCGAGTACGACTACGCATCTCTCTGGGTTCGATGGCGCCGTGGCTATGAACTCAGCATGTACACACAGGAGGCGTACGGCGGTCTAACCTATTCTTTCAAATACTTTGTCTCCGGAACTCCTGGTCTAGGGGTGTTCCTTCCGGGGATGTGTTTTATGTATCCCACTACGCGTACGGACATGCGTATGCACATGGTGGGTATACGTCCCCGTGATTCTTTTAACTTCCTTAACTTCGGTTACTCGATTGTCTCTGTTGTTGACTATGACGCAGAAACTTATGCGGTCAAGTTAAGTTCGAACTTCGGTGCTCCTATTTCTTTCTTCACCGGGGAAGTTTTATCTAACCGATTCAATGCGGACGGTACGGAAAAAGCTTTTGGGTATAACAATTACACGGTTGTAGCAGTCGGCATCAATAACGTTCCGGTTACACCCTCGTACTTGCCCATCTTCAACACACTGTTCTTATCGCACGGAACTAATACAAGTTGGTCCGTGGTCGACTCGAATACCTTGGCTATTCCGGCGACCGGGCCGCCGAGTGTCGGCGAATATCTGACGACTGAGATGCGTTCGCAGTGCACGTGTCCGGATTTTCTGGGGCGAGAAAATTTTAATTTGTATGAAGCGTCAATTCGTCGCAAGTATCCGAGGACTCGACCGCAAAACCTTGACCCCGGTTTTTATGACGCCGGCGTGGACGGATCGCCGCGTCTCGTCAATGCTCAAGACAATCCCGGTTTTGCGCGAACCTTCGGCTTTATCTACATAAACGATATCTACAACACTCCGACCTTTTCTGAAGATAGTTACTCAGATCCTAACTTTTATTATTATCAGCCTAAGTGGTGTAAACATATATACGCTGCTATGTGGGATATGCAGCTTAAGTACAACCAAGAAAATGCTACATCACCTTGGTTGCCTCAACCTGTTGACGAACCTCTAAACGAGTACTACCGAGAATATTTCGAGAAGGAGCTTGCAAAGCAGACGTCATTCTTGAAACGGGAAAAAGATCTTGTGTGGTGGCAGCGGTACAGCCCGGCTAAAGACGACATGCCGACGCACATGATGTACCCGGACATGTACAACATGATGACAAAAACCCTTAACGCGGGCGGATTGGAGGGACCGAACACTCTGCAAGCTCCTAGCTTTGAGATGTTCACAATCGATCAGTTCAATCCGTTTGATCCAGCATCCTTCGCGGTTAATACTTATGATGGCGGCACATACGAAAACGGTGTCTTAGTCACTCAACCGACTAATGTTTTTGACGGGGGTCAATATGCAAATGGTGTTATTATACCGCCTGCAGGCTTCCCATCTCTTATAAACGGAGGAACATACTAGATGACTTCAACACCTGTTATTTTACTCCTGAAGCGATCTGGTCAATCCTCGGATCGCCCGCAGAATACTGTCGTTCAAAACGGCGAGTTAGCCATCGGTGTCGGTGCTGCGGATCCTGGACTTTATTTCGAAGATTCAGCCGGTGCGATTCGGAAACTAGGTCCGTCAGCCTACGGAACAACGGCGCCTAATTCCACCCCCGTGGGATTAGCCGGCAACTCAGTTGGTGAACTTTGGACTGACAGTTCGACAGCTTCTTATTATTTAAAAGTCTGGACTGGGGGATCTTGGCAAAAAGTAGGTGCGGGATTTGCTGACTCTTCGACAACGGCAACGACAGCGACAACAGCCACGTTTGCTACGCAAGCATCCACGGCAACATTGGCTTCGGGAGCCATTCTTGCGTCTGGCGCTGTTCAGTGCTCTAGTGTTGTTTTGAGTGGTTTACCGTCGCCAACGAATAACCCCTCTGGGACGCTCGTTTATCAGATTCAATCGTCCGGCATTTATGCTGCCGGACTTTATGTAAGGGCGACTAATACGTGGCTTCTCGTTTAAGGGCGCAAAGTGCTCTTGAGGAACCAAGCTGCTTTAAACATCGCGCCCACCAACTCAGCCAAGTAGTTTTCAATGTCGGGAGCGTCTACTTCTTTAGCGACTTTCTGAATATCCTTCGCCATGAAGCCGCAGGTTTCTAAGTTCTTCAGATATACAGTCAAACCGTCGCGAGTTTCATACGACTTAACGTGCTTAAAACCTTTGTAGGCTCCTAAAAGACCTCGCTCGCACATCGGCAGAAGGAAGTCCATCGAACGGATGAACTCTGCCAGAGTATCGAACTGATCGATGTGGGCTTCGTACTGCTTCCCTAAGAATTTATGAATAGGTAAAAACAAAGGGCCTTCAACATTTAGATGTAGAAGGTGACTTTGAGTGTATAACTGATGTACATAAGAGGATAGAGACACCAGTTGAGTTATGAGTTGCTCGACTGATGCCTTTTCCACGGGCTCCGGTCCCTCTTGAATCTGCCCTTCTTCCATTTGGGGAACTTGAGCGTTATTAAAGGAACCGGAGAACGTCATTTTGATTTATCAGAAAGTTGCGGCAGCCAGAGCAGGCTCAGCAGTATCTACTTTAGCTGCAGAGGAAGTTTTCAGGTAATCTTCCAGAGCGTTTTTGTTCACGCGATAGAGAGATTTAGCGCCATTAGGCTGCAGGTTGATGAAAATCTGCTTAGGCCAGCCGCCGGGCTGATTGGACTCGGTGAGTGCGATGCGCTTACGCACGAAACCAGAGCTGCAATTGAGAAACTTAGCGGTCTCAGCGATCGTCAGGAGGTTCTTGTCCTCTTGCATGACGCGATAAAAAAAGAATTACGAGAGGAACTATAGAGCCTTTTCTGAACTGCGTAGTTCTTTATGGAGGATTTCCAGGAGTCTTTATGTTTCAGTTAAGCTTTTCGACACGTGCGTCTCAGATAAGATGGAGCTAACGCTTTAAAACTCATGATCCGGCTCGCGGGCGAGGTTTTTAAAAACTACAACCAACCGAAACGCGATGTGCAGGGAGGCAAAGAGTATGCCGTGGCAGCTAAAGAGGGCGATACCGTTCGATTAGTTCGTTTTGGTGATCCGAATATGGAAAACAGAAGCGATGAACCCGATAGACGCGCTGCATTTCGCTCTAGACACAGTTGTGACGAGAAGAAAAGTAAGTTAACTCCAGGGTACTGGAGCTGCAGGAACTGGGTTCTGCTAGGATTGGTGCCCTCTCTTGCATACCTATGGACTTCGTTCGGAAAGGAAGTTGGCGATATGCTGTGTTAAAATGTACTTTATGCGGCACTAAAAAAGAAGTTCGAATAGATGTGTTTAATAGACTAGATAAGGAAAATAAAGTATATTGTTGTGTTATATGCTCGAGTTCTACAAAAGCTTTTAAGCATGGATTCTCTTTAAATATCC